TGGGTCCCTTGGCGGGTTTTTGGGTTTGCGATTCTGATTTGAGATCGGCGGCCCCGGTCGTCGTCGTTGACGTATACAGGACATATACCCACACCTCCCACATCCCATCTCTCATTGCCCCCCCTAGACAGCTTTATGAACTCTAGGGTATTAAGATTTTGTAATGGATGAGATTGCGCCTATTGATTTGCCTGATTTTTTGGAAGAACCAAAAAAGGGTAAGGGCTCTCGCCCATATCACAAGCCGACGGACACTACGCGCAAGGTAGTACTGGCGGCGATTGGCATGGGGATGGAGCAGACCAAGGTTTGTTTATTACTGGATATCAATCCCAAGACGCTGCGGAAGTTTTACCGTCGTGAGCTTGATACGGGGGTTGCGAGGGCTAATTTTAGTGTTGCGATGGCGCTGCATAAGCGGGCCACTTCGGGCAAGGATACCATAGCCGGGATATTCTGGCTTAAGGCCAGAGACGGGTGGGTTGATACTGTTAAGACTGTCCATGAGGGACTGCCGGAGAATATCACGGTGACGTTTGCGCTGGAGCCGCCTAAGCAAAGCACTGAGATGATTGATATAACCCCATCAGAAGAAACAAGAGATTGACGCACGTTACTTTTCTTATTGCGAGCATTTGCATATTCATAGCCAGTTATGGTGCGGCTGTTTCTGTTACACCGGCGGTGGCTCAAGCTGCTTGTGATGCCCGGCACTTCGAGATGCTTTATACCGTAACGAAGGTTGCCGATATTGGTTCCGGGACGGTTATCTGGAGCGGGGTACAGCCTTCCGAAGAGCAGCTCGGAATACGCACACTTGTTTTGACCAATCATCATGTTGTGGCGGGTGCCATCAGGGTTGCCGAGGAGTGGGATCCGCAGGCAGGCGAGAAGCGTGAGATCGAGCGGCGGGAGCCGTTACCGATTGCCTGGTATGAATATAATGATTGTTCGAGGGCGGTTGGAGAGCGGGTGAGACGATCTGTAATTCTCAGCTACGACCAGCATCGCGATCTGGCAGTTCTTGAGCTTGAAGATCACGAGCAGGGCGTTGAGTTCGTAGCTACGCTGCTGCCGGAAGGCTCGCATCCCAGGCTCATGGACCAGGTCTGGGCCATCGGTGCAGGGCTTGGACAGCCGCCTTTTGCTACCAGCGGAGAGATTGCACACCAGCGAGCTGTTATAAAGGGCTATCCCTACTTGTTGACGACAGCGCCGATTATATGGGGCAACTCTGGTGGAGCGCTTTTTGTCGAGCACGATGGCGAGCATGTACTGGTTGGTGTGCCGTCGCGGGTGACTGCTGTGTTCCGCACGCCGGTGACGCACATGGCGTGGAGTATTCCGGTGGTGACCGTGCGGGAGTTTCTCAGAGAGAACGATCTTGGTTTTGTGCTTGGTGATGAAGTGAAGCAAGACCAATCGGACGAGCAGGAATAGGGGCATGAATATCGAAATCCCCTATACGCCGCGTCCTCAGCAGTTCGATCTGCATAAGAACGAGAAGCGGTTTAAGATTTGCGTCAGCCATCGGCGGTGGGGGAAGAGTGTTTATGCCGTAACAGAGCTGTTGAGGAAGGCGCTTGAGATCAAAACAGAGCGCCATGACGGGCGGTTTATGTATCTCGCGCCCTATTACCGCCAGGCCAAGCAGGTCGCATGGGATTATCTCTGCTATTACGCCAAGGATCTGCCCGGCACCAGGATCAATCAGTCGGAATTACGGGTTGATTTGTTGAATGGCAGCCGTATTCGGCTGGGTGGAGCGGGAGATGATCCCGATGCCCTGCGGGGGATTTTCCTGGATGGCGTAGTTCTTGATGAATATGCCGATATGTCGCCCCGTGTATGGAGCGAGATCATCCGGCCAGCGCTGGTTGATCGTCGTGGATGGGCGATATTCATTGGAACTCCCAAGGGACGCAACCACTTCTGGCGGCTTTATGAGGACACGATTGATGATACCGAATGGCATAGCGTCATATATCGCGCGTCTGAGACGGATGTCATAGATGCGGTGGAGCTTGCTGCTGCCAAGGTCCAAATGGGCGAAGATGAGTACCTTCAGGAGTTTGAATGCTCGTGGACGGCTGCTATCAAGGGGAGTTATTACGGTGGCGTGATTGACGACGCCGAGAAAGAAGGACGTATAACCCGTGTTGAATATGATGAAGCATTGCCTGTTCACGTTTCGTGGGATCTTGGTATCAGCGATTCGTGCGCTTTGTGGTTTTTCCAGGTCACTATGGGCGAAGTGCGAGTCATTGATTTCTACGAACACAACAACGTAGGGCTGGAGCACTACGTCAAGGTCATGCAGGAAAAGGGCTACTGGTACGGCGACGACTGGTTGCCCCACGATGCCAAGGTCCGTGAGCTGGGCACCGGTAGAACCCGTGTCGAGACACTGATTAACATGGGCCGCAAGCCCAAGATCGTACCCAGCCACAAGGTGTCAGACGGCATTAACGCAGCGCGCTTGTTACTGCACCATTGCTATTTTGATGAGCTGAATTGCGAGCAGGGTATTAATTCATTGCGCTCTTATCAGCGTGAATGGGATGACGTTAAGCGTGTATTTCGCAAGACGCCCCTGCATAACTGGTCCGCTCATGCTGCTGATTCTTTTAGATATATGGCGATTGCCTACCGTAATCTGAAGCCCAAAGAGCCAAACCCTGACTGGCGCGAAGAACTTACAAAAAAACCAAGTCTTGACGAAATGTGGGAAATACATGATTTTGAGGAAGCCAGTTACAGGGAGCCGCGCATTTAATGGCGATTGATTACGGCCTGGACGATGATTATGGCTTTGGTGTCGAGGACGCCTCGATGATGGGCGGCGTTCTGATGGCGAAGATTACTGTCAAGACAACGGAAACACCCGTTGATTACAGTGGCGTGCCCAGAACAACGACGACAACGGAAAAGATGCCGTTACCTGCTTTGGGGCCAGCGCCAGGGCCAGCGCCAATGATGATGGCCGCTCCTCCCCCTGGTCTTCCGGCTGGCCTTCCGGCTGGTCTTCCGCCCGGTCTTCCAGAGATGCCCGTCCCCGGCATGGCTAATCCTGCGATGATACCTCCCGGCATGGTTCCCCCACAGTCCATGCCCGCAGAACAGCCAATGTCGGGGACTGGGTCAATGGGTGCAAATGCCGCTGCTCAGGTCATGCAGCAATTTGGATAGCGGTATGAACTTTTGGGAAACCAAATCGCTGGAAGAGATGTCCGAGAGTGAATGGGAATCCCTGTGTGACGGATGCGGCAAATGTTGCGCGATCAAGATCAGAAGCGCTGAAACTGGAGAGGTCTTCTATACCGATCTCGCCTGTCATTTGCTTGATACCACTGAAATACGTTGTACCGATTATGAACATCGGGCAAAGCGTGTTCCGAATTGCGTCACATTGTCGCCACAGTTCGTGCGTGAGTGCGATTGGCTCCCTGATACCTGCGCCTATACGAAACTGGCGCGGGGCGAGCCGCTGGAATGGTGGCATCCGTTGGTTTCAGGCGATCCCGATACCGTGCATAGCGCGGGAATTTCTGTGCGCGGAAAGGTAAGCGGAGCGAGTATTAGCGATGGCTGACGCTCAAACCAGATTTCGTACAGATCAAGTGCCTAATATGGCAGCCGTATTACAAGCTCCTCCCGAAATGGATGCTATTACACGGCACCATTACAAAAATTTAGCGACAGGTAACGAATACAGACACGAAGATGGCAGCGGGAGGGTTTCTACAGTTCATACCATCCAAGTAGAAATAGACGGCAAGCCGACCTTAATCCCAACAGTATGGGATGGAGAGATCATAGAGGATGAGAAGGAAGCAACGAGACGTGCTATAGCTTCGGGGAAAAATTGGCCTCAGAGAGCAACACATGCAGAGTTGCGAAAATTTGATAAGATTATTCATAAAAATATGAAGCCTATTTCTGCGAAAGAGGCTCAAAATATTTTGGATCAGAGCAGATAATGGCTGATAAAGACGACACACGCGCTGAACAGGAAAAGCTCCTTGGGCCGTCACGTTACTGGCAGAACGAGTTAGAGCAAGCCAGCCAGTTCGAGCGTGACTGGCGTGAGCGCGGCAACCGTGTGGTCGAGCGCTACCGCGACGAACGCGGGGGCAGTGCCGTTCTTGGCCCCATGAGCAGTACGTTCAATATCTTATGGGCCAATACAGAAACGCTGAAGGGCGCCTTGTTCGCGCGTATGGCAAAACCGGATGTGCGGCGTCGGTTTCCCGATCCAAACCCGGCTGCCCGGCAAGTGGCTATTCTTTTGGAACGGACACTTACCTACGATCTTGATACTTACGATGCCAGCCGACCGCTGCAATCTGCATTGGAAGATTATCTATTGCCTGGGCGAGGGGTGGTATGGGTGGTTTATGAGCCCATTATCGTCAAGGAAAAGATTAAAGTTGAGATCAAGAATGATGATGTAGATATCGTTGAAGAAGAAGAGATCGAGCGCCTTGGCGATCAACGGTGTCGTTTCGAGTACGTTCATTGGCAGGACTACCGTGAAAGTCCAGGCCGCAGGCCCGAAGATGCGACATGGCGGGCGCGGCGTCATCTGTTTACGCGGGAGGATCTTGTAGGCCGTGGCTTTGACCACGCTTATGAAGTTCCGCTCACATGGATGCCCGACACGGAAAGCAATGAACAGTTAGATGAAATCTACAATCGTGCTGAAGTCTGGGAAATCTGGGACAAAGTCCAGCATAAGCGACTTTTCATCGCTACCGGTTATAAAGACGTGTTGGCTGAAGATGATGATCCTTACGAGTTAACCGATTTCTTTCCGACGCCGACGCCTCTGATTGCAGTACGGACCAATAATACGTCCGTGCCGGTGCCGGAGTTTACGCTGTATCAGGATCAGGCAGATGAGCTGGATCGGGTAACAAGCCGCATCGCGCACCTGATTGAAGGATTGAAGCGGCGCGGTATTTATGATTCTTCAGTGCCAGAACTTGCCAACCTCGCTACTGCCGGGGATAACGACTTCGTGCCGTCGGAGAACTTTTCCTCGTTAGCCCAGAAGGGCGGTCTGTCGGTGGTGTTCCAGACTGAGGATATTTCACAGATTTCCTTGGTCTTGCAGGGTCTTTATACCCAGCGAACCCAGATTTTGCAGATTATCTATGAAGTGACGGGAATCTCGGACATTATTCGCGGTGGCGGCACCAAGGCATCTGAAACGGCTACTGCACAGCAGCTCAAGGCGCATTATGGCTCCATGCGCTTGCGCTTACGCCAGGATGCGATTCAGAAATACATCCGCGATTTGTTCCGTATCAAGGCCGAGTTGATCGCCGAGAATTACGAGCCAGAGATTCTTCAGCGCATTACGGGCATGGAAGTCACCGACGAAATGCTTCAGATCATGCGCGATGACAAAACGCGCCAGTATCAGATTGATGTCGAGACGGACAGCACTGTATTCGCCGACGAAGAAGAAATGAAGCGGACGCGGGTAGAGTTCGCCAATGTCATGGGCGGCTATCTTATACAGGCGATTGAGGCGACTAGAGCCGCTCCTGAGCTGACGCCAATAGCGTTCGGGATTCTTAAATTTGTGGCTGGTGCGTGGAAGATCGGTCGCAACTTCGAGGATGTAATTGACCAGACTGAGGCGCAAGTGATGCAGAAGCTGCAAGCTATGCAGCAACAGCCGCCGCAGCCATCGCCCGAGGAGCGCATTGCACAACAGCGCATTGCTGCTGAACTGGAGCGCGAAAAGCTGAAACAAGAGGGCAAGCTGACGGATATTTCCTCACGGGAGCGTAGCAAGGCTGCGGAAATACAAGAAGAATCCCGCGCTTCGTCTGAGCGTGTTCGCTCTAGAGAAGATCTGGCGATGCTTGAGGCTGAGTTGAAAATGATGGAGGAGCGATGACCTCCAGGCAATACAGAGATAACTACGGGCGCATCAAATGGACGCGCCAAGCGCCGACTTCCCGCGTGGATACTGGGCGGTCTTCACGGACTTTTGTCGTGATGAAAGACATTGAGCCATTCGTCTCTCCGGTTGATGGCAAGGTTGTTGGAAGTCGTTCTACATTGCGTGAACATGAACGGCGGCATAATGTGCGCCAAATTGGAAATGACTGGGCAGGAAGTGAACGCCCGGCTAACTGGGATGAGATAAGACATGGCTGAAACTGAGACTAGCACCCCTTCAGAGGGGCCAGCGTCAGAACACACCACTCTTGATGGTGTTTTAGAGAGCGCGATAAGCGGAGAGTTTACGGACGGCGTGCCGGAACCCACTCCTAGCGAACCACGACCGCTCGCCGGAGAAACAAGTGCGGAAGAAGTCGAAGTCCAACCGGACCCATCAGACGAAACCGCCGAGGGCCATGAGGCCGCAGATGTAGAGGCCACTCCTGATGCGGACATACCGGAGTCCGATGTGGAGCCAGTGCCTGATGCGCTTGCAGCACCAAAGACATGGCCCGCTGAACATCGTGAGGCGTTTGAGCAACTACCCGAAGAGCAGCAGAACTTTATGCTGCACCGGGAGCAAGAGCGCGATGCGGCGTTCACTCGCAAGACAACTGAACTCGCAGATCAGCGGAAAGAAGTGGAGGGTCTTCAAGGCGTTCTGGCACCGTATAGACAGCAGATGCAGGCGAATGGGATTAGCGAGGCTGAGTACGTTTCGCGTCTTATGAGCTATGACAATGCGCTACGGCAGAATCCTAGAGGAGCACTTCAATCTCTCGCTCAGCACTACGGGGTTAATTTGTCTAGTGATTCGGGTGTGGATTATGTGGAAGAAAGCTCCATAGATCCGCACATTCAGCAACTGCAACAGCAACTGAATCAGACTCAGGGTCAGATTCAAACGATGCAACAGTCGCAAGTTATGGCTCAACAACAACAGCTTGTGGATCAGGTTGAAGGTTTCGCGATAGCAAAAGACGCTAAGGGAAACATCAAGCATCCGCATTTTGAAAAGCTGCGTGAGCGCATGGGGCGACTGGTAAATGCCGGAGAGACTACGGACCTGGAACAAGCCTATAACATGGCGCTTCGTCTGGATGATGATCTCTACAAGGAGACTATTGCCAACGAGCGCAAGGCTGTAACCAAAAAGGAAGAAGACAGACGCAAGATGGCTGTCGAGAAAGCCAAGAAGGTGCAGCCTACGCGGGGAAGCGGTACGCCTCCTCGTGGCTCTGTAAAGGCGTCCGATCTTGATGACATTTTACGCAAATCGATTGGAACGACTGTAACTGGTTAAAGTTCTGTTGCTCCTAGATGGGAGCAAGCACAAATGGCTACTTCTCCAAATAGTACCTATACGGAGATTGTGACCACTACGCTTGCTGGTTACTCCAAAACGATGGCTGATAACGTGACCAACAACAATGCGTTGTTGCGTCATATCGATCAGAATGGGAACAAGTCTCCCGCGACAGGTCGGACCATCGTGCAGGAGCTTGAGTATGCTACGAACTCGACTACCAAGTGGTATTCGGGTTACGAGGTGCTTGATACTTCGACCAGCAACGTGTTCACCGCTGCCGAGTTTAACTACAAGCAGTTGGCGGGCAACGTGGTTATCTCCGGTCTTGAGCAGGTCGAGAACTCCGGTCCAGAGCAGATTTTTAATCTGCTGAAAAGCCGTATTCGGAACCTTGAGAAATCACTCAAGAATACGATGGCGACTGCACTCTATGCAGATGGCACTGGAACTGATTCCAAGGAATTGGGTGGGCTGCAACTGTTGGTGCCGGGCACCGTGGGTAACACCGTGGGTGGCATCAATTCGGGCACCTATACATTCTGGGCAAATCAGGTCTATGACTTCTCGACGGAAACCGTCACCGCTTCAGCTACTACGATCCAGACAGCCATGAATACTCTGTGGCTCGCCTGCATCCGTGGTGCTGATCGGCCAGACGTGATCGTTGGGGATACGACTTATTTTGGTTTCTACTGGTCGTCTCTTCAGACGAACCAGCGGTTTACCTCTGATGAGTCGGCGGCGGCTGGATTTATGAACCTCATGTTTATGGATGCACCTGTCTATTATGATGACCAGTGCCCAACGACCAAGATGTACATGCTGAACACCGACTATCTGTTCTTGCGTTATGCAGAAGGTCGGGAGTTCGTGCCTCTTGGCGAGAAGGCGAGTGTCAATCAGGATGCGCTTGTTATGCCTGTTGCTTGGGCCGGGAATTTGGCTGTGAGCAACCGCGCACGGCAAGGCGTCATTCAAGCCTAGGAGGAGAGCGAATGGCTTATACGACACAATCAGCCGTTGGCATCGACTTCGATGGCGGGACGGAATCAACAGCGTCCCAGGCCATCGGGACTCGCATGATCGGCACGGACAACTCGACATGGCTTTACGTCACCGCTGGTTCTGCCGTTGCGCAGTACGACGTGGTGGCGACTACCGAAGGCTATTCGGGGGTTCCTTGCACCAAGGCGCTCATCGACGATGGGCATATCATCGGGGTCGCTCCAGAGGCCATCAGTTCCGGTGAATATGGTTGGATTCAGCTCACGGGGGTCGTCACGATGAACGTGCTGGCCTCTGCTGCGGCTGATGTGACCCTCTATTCATCGGCAACCGCTGGTTCGCTGGACGATACTTCAACGTCTCAGACAGCTGTTAACGGTCTGTTCCTGACAACTGCACGTAGCGGAACCGCTGGTTCTGCTGCTGGTATGGGAACGTGGCCGATGTCGGCTGCGATCTAACGGAGGGAGTGCGGGGGCAGAAATGTCCCCGCACAACTGCTGATGAGTAATATACGGGTTGAAATATTCTCTGGTGAAAATGGCTCACCGGATCTGGTCGAAATCCGCAGAGTGGGGGATTTCAACACGGTTCTCTATAAGGTGTCTGAAAAAGAGGACTATCTGAAAGAGAGCTTTCCTGCGGAGTGGGCGGCTTATCAAAGAGGTGACGTTGGTAAGGTTCCCAAGAGCGGGACCGCCTTGACTGCATTAAGGGGGGTGGGCGAGCGTAAGGCTAAGGCGCTTGAACAACAGGATGTTGCAACCGTCGAGGAGCTGGCTGATCTTTCTGATGCCTCTGTAGGCGCACTTGGTGCGGGAACCGTGGATCTTCGCAAAAAAGCGCGGGATTACATTGCTGATCGCGAAGGAATGAAACCAATACAGGCAGTTGGATGACACTCCTTACCATTTGTCAGGACGCTGCCAAACTGATCGGCATTACTGCGCCCGATGCGGTGACGTCCTCGACGGACACGTCAACTATTCAACTTGAGGCGGTCGCCAATCAAGAGGGCCGCGCTCAGGTCCAGAAATATGCGTGGCAAGTCCTTATCCAAGAGGGTAGCCATACGACTGTTGCGACAGAAAGCCAGGGGGCGATGACGACTATCGCTACGGGTTTCGGGCGCTTCAGCAATCAGACATTGTGGAACAGAACGACTGATCGTCGCTATTACGGCCCTATCACGGCTGCACAATGGCAGCGGATTCTGGCGGTGGTGAGCGGCGGCATCACAAATTATTTCAGAATACGGGGCGGTAATTTACTTATGCACCCCACTCCGACAGCCGGAGAGTCGGTTAAGTTTGAGTATGTATCGAAAAACTGGGTCGATACATCGGGTGGAACAACTGCAAATGCGGATAAATTTACTGCTGATGCCCAGACTACGGTGCTGGAAGAAGAGCTGGTGGTGCTGGGCGTTGTGTGGCGCTTTCTCAAGCTCAAGGGGCTGCCTTACGATCAGCAGTTTATTGATTATCAGAACCGTGTAGCAGAATACTCCAACCATGATGGGGCGAGCCCCATTCTGCGTATGGCTGGCCCAAGCAGAGTTATTCTTGCGCTTAACGAGCCGGAAGGCAGCTACGGCGGCGTGTAACCAGAGGAGAAGATAAATGCCGAATTTTGGCGGGATAGCGTACTCGAAGAAAGGCACCTCCATGAAAGCAAACCCCGGCGCTACAACCAGTGCTGGCGGCAGCCCTTTCTCCATTACAGGTCCGGGGCACCCTGCGGCTGATAAGGCCAAGGTTAATGCCGGAACTTTCAATGCGGCATCACCCACGGATAATTATGCTGCCACGGGCAGTGCCACGGTTCCCGGTGGAGCGAAAACGGCCTGACAATGGCACGCGATCTCTACGGAGAAATGCTTTCGCGGGCGCTCAATCGGGGCGCGCCGCAGGGCCACTTTGCGGCTTATATTCAGCCTAATGAGGCCGCATTACTGCGGTCGCAAGGCGGGGGTGTTGCTCCCGGCGGTGGTCAATATGTATCGAATGGATTGCCTTCTTATCGAAGTCACACTCCAGGTGGGAGGGGCTATGGGGGGCCTGATGTGGGGAAAGACTCCTCTGGTGGTGGGAATGGTGGGGGGAAAGACTCCTCTGGTAATGGGGGGAAAGGCACCAGCTACACTGGTGGTGGTGGCCTTAGTTTAGCTCAGGAGGCTGGTCCTTATGGGGGGAGTTCTTCGGCGCCAATTTCGGGTCCATCGGGTGCATTGGGTGGAATTGATGCTAGAGATCGGGCTAGGGCTAATGCGATAGCTGCTCGGGATAATGCTCAGGCCGCTAACAATGCAACCGAAATAGATCGAAAGGCGGCAGTGGTAAAGGCGCGACAAACTGATGCTTATAATCAAGGGAGCGCGCAAACTAAGTTATCTATAGAGGTTGCAGCGCAGAAACAGCATCCTTCTCCATTTTCCAACGCAGCCATGCAAAGTATTAATTTATCTGCGATAGAAGCTGCTGGGGGTGATTTAGAGTCAAGAGCGGCTGCAATTGCTAAGAATATCCCCGACGGTGGGGCTGGGCAATTTAGTCCGGCTGCTAAAGTTGCTTCTCAGGGAGCTGGTTGGGGTGTCATCCGCCATGTAATGCAGATATCTTCCAATACTGGGGGCTATGCAATAAATGATCCGCAGAGCGCTGTGAGTGTGCCAACGGGCTATAACATGGGGCTTCTTCCTGCTGCTGTGGGAACCTTAGCCGGATTGGCTCACCCATTGATCGGTCTTGCCACGGCGATAACGGGTTTCCCGACTTTAACATCAATGGCCAAACAGCGCTTTGCGCCAGAGGGAAGCCTTTTAGGTGGCATTTTGAGCATACCTTCGGAGGTAGGGAGTGCTCTTACAAAGCCCTTTACTGGCCTGATGGGCGATGCGAGTAACCTGATAGGCAGTGCGGTATCTGAAATAGGCGAGGGAATTGCTGGTCATCTTTCACTAGGACAGGAATCTGAAAGGTCAATAGCTATTCCTGGAGGAACGTCAGGAATTGGATCTCGGTATGTGCGGCAGGGACCGACCCCCAATGCGCCATTTGTAGAGGATGTCCCACCAGATAATCAATACTCCGCCTTGCCTGAAGATATTCAACGGCGGCTAGACGCTACCGCATTGGGTGGGCTTGAAAGGTTGGCAATATCTCCAGGTGGGCTTCCCGAAGGTGCATTTGGAGAGCCCGATCCGGCATTGGAGCAATATGCAGAAGATTATTTTATCGCAGGCCCCCCAGAAACATCGACGGTGCCAAGGGTTTATAGCCAAGAGGAGTTCAACTTGGCGCGAGCGCCAATGCCTCTAGGCATGTGGCCTGGAGCAGTTTCTCCCATGGGTCCAGCCTGGAGCTGGCAACAAGTTGGGCAAAAGATTGCTAATCTATATGGGGATGGGGTGTTACCCCCTCTGCCCTATGAAGAACAGTAAGTGGGGATTGGTTAATGGCAACATCCCCTCTTAGCATCACTGGCGCAAATGCCACCATTCCGGCTCCTATCGGGGGCTTGAATACCCGTGATTCGGTTGATTTGCTGCCGCCTACGGATGCCATCCGACTGGATAATTTCTTCCCAGCACGCTCCCATGTGCAAGTGCGTAATGGCTACGATGACCATGCAACCGGGCTGCCGAGTGCGGTTGAAAGCCTGATGATCTACAACTCGGGCACCGCCAATACGATGTTCGCGGCTAGTGGCACTGCGGTTTACGACGCAACCTCTTCTGGTGCGATTGGCTCGGCTGTCATCACGAGTCTTACTAATGCTCAATTCCAGTGGACGAATATCACTACTGCTGGCGGTGCGTTCTTGTGGATTTGCAATGGCGCGGATGCGCCACGTCATTGGAACGGGAGTGCTTGGGCCACGCCCACCCTTTCGGGTGTTACGGCAACAGATATTGTTAATGTAACTTTGTTTAAGGAACGCCTGTTCTTTGTGTTCAATAATTCTCTGACATTCGGGTTTCTGCCGGTTAATGCGATTACGGGCACCGTGGCGGAGTTTGATCTAGGCAGCGTGTTTGGTCATGGCGGCCAGCTCCAGGCCATCGGGACGTGGACGCGGGATGGCGGTGCAGGGCCGGAAGACAACGCTCTGTTTTGGACAGATGAAGGTGAAATTGCCATGTATGCGGGAACCGATCCCGCAGACGCAACCAAATGGTCGCTTGTGGGCGTCTATATGGTGGGTCGTCCGATAGGTCGGCGCTGTATTCTTAATGTCGGCAGTGATTGCTATCTCATCACTGAGAATGGCGTTTTGCCTATGACTCAGGTGTTGGGCACGGGAGAGGCCGCGCCCAATCGTGCAATTACGGACAAGATTTCGTTTACCTACAATCAGGCCGTAGAGAATTTTGTCGGCACATTCGGCTGGGAGGGCATTTTATACCCGCGCGGAGGGTATGGACTTATCAATGTCCCTGCGAGCACTGGCGGCGAGTTCAATCAGTATGTGGTGAATCTTGAGACTGGTGCATGGGCACGGTTCATTGACCAGAACGCCTATACATGGGCGCTGCTCAACGGCGACCTCTATTTTGGAGGGAGCACGAAGGTTTATAAGGCCGATTCTGGGCCAGATGATTCTGGTTCTGCCATCGCAGCATCGGCCAAGACGGCTTTCATCTATTTTGGAGGACGTACCGGGCCAAACCGCTATATGGCGATTCGTCCTGTAATGGCGTCTGATGCGGCGCTTACCGTGTCCATTGGCTTTGATGTTGATTATAACGATGGGACTTCGACACTGACGCCCTCCACTGGGGAAGCAGACGCGGCGACGTGGGATTTGGCAACGTGGGACGTGGCTCCTTGGGCAGCGGGGATAAATACCAAGTTGGAATGGTTGAGTGTATCGGAAATCGGCTGGAACGCCGCAGTGCGTATTCGCACTCAAACATCAGCGCAATCTGTTCGCTGGCTGGCTACAGACGTGCGCTTTGAGCAAGGGGTGGGTGGTTTTTGATTATTTCAGATGAAATGTGGAGCATGTTGGCTCCTGCAACAGAGGCTTATGAGAATATAAGCCGTGAGGACGTGGAGGGTGGCTTGCGGAGTGGCGAGTACATGCTGTTTCGCGGAGCCCACAGTTTGGCGGTTGTGTGCCCCTATGGGGGGGCATTAAGAGTGGGACTTGCTGGCGGCGATCTTGAAGAGTTGTTGGAAGTCGAGCAGGATATTTGCTCCTATGCCATGGAGAATGGCTTTTCAAGTGTGGAAATTATAGGCCGCCCAGGCTGGGAGAAAGTTCTGGATGGCTACACGCGCACAGCAGTTCTGATGCGGAAGGAGTTGCG